GACTCACGTAGTCAGCATGATAATACATAGCCTTCTTCATGATATCCAAACGGAATCCTTCAAGTAGAACTTTTTTAGCCACAGCCATACTCTCAGTATATGCTTCCCTATTTCTAATTACTTTGTTAGCACCGTGTCCTTCACAGTACCAACTGAATTGGCAAATGACTTTTTCATAAATCACATTCTTTTGATAGATTACAGCACAGACGTCTTTTGGGAATTTTCCACTTTCAGCTCTGTTTAGGGTGACCTGTGCTACAGCAACTTTACCTTCAAAAGGTTCACTTGCAGCCTCGTGATAAATGTTTTTGGCTAGACAATCTAGTTGTCTTTCTCTTTCACGAATAGTTACTACATCCTTTGAGGAAACCATCATTGATTCCTTTAAGTTCTCAAATTTTTGAGCAGTAACGGTTTTGACTATTCCTACTGCTAGTAAAAAACTAACGGTAAAAATACATATCCGTAATATTTTTTCCATGCTTTTCTCCTTAAGTTAAATGTATCTTTGGGATACATCAGAAGTCCAAAAAAATATTAAAAACTTCTGCACGTCTTGTAGCTCAAGACTACATTTTGCCGACGTATTTTTAATTATCAAAGATAACAACAAGTTATCTACGCATTTTAGCAATATCCTTAGCTTCCTCATCACTAAAAATTGGAACTGCATTACTCTTGTGCATAGTGCCAATACCTTTGATTTTTGTACCCGTATACACCTTAGCCGGCGGTTTTAAAGCCGGACTCATGTCAGCACCGCCATTTAGACTGGGAATCTTTTCAGTTTCTCGTCTATAAACAACGGGCACAGGCTTCCAAACCTCAGCAGTCAATGCTCGATTCTTCCGCTTCTGTTCTTGTTCGACTCCCCATTTTTTTTGGAGAGTTTTCCAACTTTCATCCAAATCTCTGGCCTTTCTTGCCTCTTCAGCATTTCGAAATTTATGCTTGCCCTTACGCTTACCAGTAGTACTCAACCAAGGTCCTTCAAGATGCATAGTCATAATTTTTCACCAAAAGTTATAAACACAACCATTATTATAACGGTTAATTAACTGTTTGTCAATTAAATTGAGTTGACAATCATTTGGAGTAGCTCTTCATGTTCCAAATGATCATAATTTGAGTTAAACTCGAATAGTCCGTCTTCGATATTTTCCCAACCGGAGACGTTTAAAATTTCAAATATTTCTTGTTTGCTAAGAGGTTCTTGTCTCATGTAACTTACCCATGCAGCAGTCATAACCGCACAGGCAAGTACAATTCTATCCTCGTAAACATCGTTTTCCTCACACCATTCAACTGTACGTCGAAGATAATATTCAATATCTTCAATTCTGTGTTCTAATTGTGCGATCCAATGTTTAGTATTTTCTCTTGACCAATACCCGGACATCAGTGCTTTTTACGGTAATCTTCTATAGCCGCTTTAATCGCGTCTTCAGCAAGAATTGAGCAATGTATTTTAACTGGGGGGAGAGCAAGTTCTGTGGCGATTTCAGAATTCTTAATAGATCCCGCCTCGTCCAACGTCTTACCTTTGACCCACTCCGTAACGAGTGATGAACTGGCAATTGCCGAGCCGCAGCCATAAGTTTTAAATCTCGCGTCCGTAATGATACCTGTCTCATTATCTACTTTTATCTGTAGTTTCATTACATCACCGCAAGCGGGTGCCCCAACCATGCCAGTGCCTACAGAAACATCGCCTTTGTCAAAACTACCGACGTTGCGAGGATTCTCGTAGTGATCGATAACTTGATTTGAATATGCCATACCAAACTCCTTGTTTGGTATTTATTACTTAGTAGCTGCTTCTTTGCGAGTATTTTTAACTGCGGTTACATCGTTACGTACTTCTTTGCAAAGTTTGGCAAGTTCTTGCAAATGCTTACGAACTCGAGTACCCGCGGCACCAACTTCTTTATCGTAGAATTTTTCGAAGTCGTTTTCCATTGCTTCTACAATTGCGGTAAAATCTGAATATCTGTTTGCTGACATATTAGTCTCCTTTATTTTAGTTATTCTCTGTTACGATACGGTCGTAAATTTCTTTCCAATTTTTTACTCTAGGAATTTCTGCGTGATAAAAATCCATATTATGTCCGTGTTCCATAAGCAGTGGTTTGAGACCCACTCTATGGCCGGCTAGACAGTTGTCAATTTTATCTTCTATCCACCAGTATCGTTTGTTTTCGTACTGTTGTAATACTTGGTCTTTGTCTGCGCCTGTATCAAGATAAATGAACTTTTCAAAGGCTGTTTTACCAAACAGTTTACGAATATTCATTGTACGCAGTTCTTGAGCATTTTCGTCCTTGCTCAAACTAGTAATACAGTGGAATATGTAACCGTGTTCTTCATGTAATCTTTTGATGTAGTACATGGCATCACGAAGTGGGGGCAGAAATCCAATTGCTGCACTTTCGTTGAAAATTTTGATTAGTTTTTTGCCCTGCTCGGGGTCTATGCCGTAGCGTTTGCCAATATTGTAGACAAACTGTCCGCCGTCTTGTTTTTGAAAGCCGTGTTGTTGCATCCAGACATCAAATGCATACTCCCAATCCAAAATAACGCCGTCTGCGTCTGTAAGAATGATTTTTTTCATACTGTAAATATACAGTATTCAAACAGAAATGTCAAATTAATTGGCTATGACGTTTTCAGAACCAGAAATAATAGCACCACCGTCTGTTGAGTCGCCAATTCTAGCCAACGGTATATTGGCAACAAATACATTAGGGGACCCTGCATTTATTACTGCTTCGTGCTGTGCAGAACAGCGGCGGCCACCGTACCTATGAATAACAGTGGGATTGCCTTGACATTCTACAGGTTTATTATTAGCAAACACATTGGCGCCAGCGCCGGTTGGGCCAGTAATTGTAGTTGTGCCGTCACAACCGTGGCCGGTTGATGTTGTATCACCTATTCTAGCTACACCTGGCATTAGAATTCTTTACCTCTTTCATTGATAAGAGTTAGATAATCTTGAATAGATTGTAGTGCTCTTTCTTGCAAATCTGGAGATGCTTTGTTAGTTTCATCTAATATCTTAGCCTGTTCTATTAGATATTTGTAAGTAGAAATATTACCCCAGGTTTCAAACGGTCCTCTACTTCTAATTCCAGTAGTTTCTCCAAGTTCCTTTAGTTTTTTCTGGTAGGCTTCTATTGCTGTTTGTTTTTCAGCAATGGTTGTGCTGTTAGCAGCCATTGTTGTGCTGTTAGCAGCCATTGTGGCTAGACTAGCAGCGATTAGTGCTAATGTAGCAGTTGACGCAGTTGTGTCGGTGTCAATTTGACTTAGTTCTGTTTGTATCTGATTAAGAACCGTACTATAGTCTGAGGCTGGCGTTGTCGCTTCTGGAGGTTCTACAATATAATATGCGCTCATACCAATGTTACTCCGTCTACTCTTGTACTCCACCCCGAAGGTGAATATATCCAAATTTGATCAGTTGCTTTAGCGTATACATCAGCGGCTATAAATGTTCCGTGTGACTTTAAAGGGAAATCATAATACAAGTATTCGCCGCCAGTTGGGGAACTAGAAGAAATTGCTAGTCTAAAATTTCCAGTGGCACCTGTTTTATTTACGATGTAGATGTTGATCTTAGAATCAGCAGCAATAGCTGCACCAACTGCCGTATGCGTATTTGCTGATGAAACGTCAATCGATTGTGATATTGCTGTTGGCATAGATTAACCTTTAAAAATGCTACCTGCACTCACTGGTTGAATACCTGTAGTTTGAAACGTATACTGATCTGCAATTTCTTTAACAGTTTCACCCTGCAAAATAATTGCTTGTTTATTTATTGCAAAATCTTGTTCAGGATTTACAGTCATCATTAATGGCATCATAGCAGGGCCTTGCTTGCTCATAGCTAGCATAAGTGGCTTACTAAGAGTAATTGTTGACATGTCTTCTTTAATATATTTGCCAATTATTTCTTCTCCTGTAATCAATTTTAAGCTAACAGTGTCGCCTTGTGAAAATTTTGATTTTTCTAATAGCATATTTTATCCGTTCATCTGCGGTTCCATAGTTTCTGATATGTATTTTTGTAAATCAGTAAACCCGCCAATTAATTTTCCGTCAATAATTATCTGTGGAACTGTTCTTGCATTAGGAACAGCTTCTAATAATTCTTCTTTAGTAAACCCGTCGCCTATTTTACGCTCTTCAAACTCAATGTTTTTTGCTTTTAGCAGAGCTTTGGCTTGATCGCAATACGGGCAATGATATTTGCTCCATACAACAGCTTTGTTCATTATTGTTCCTTTCAAATTGCTGGTAATTCTTCGTATTTAATGTTATCACTCATAACACCAATAACATAATTAGTTGATTCGCTTTCTTGTAAAGCAGTTTGTTTTTTACTGGTATCGCTGTGTTTGTTAAACCAAGGGATTGGTGTAGTTTTTGATGCAGGATTCCAATATTTAATACCAATTTCTTTTAGGGCATTGGCAGCAGTATAATCTACAAAATCTTTTAAGATACCTGCATTTAAACCAATAACTGGTCCCTTCTGGAATAGATAGTCTGCCCATTCTTTTTCTTCTCTGATAACATCCTTGTAAATCTGTATTACTTCTGCTTCACAATCTTTAGCGGCTTGAGCAAAGCGACTGTCTTCTTTAACTACTTGATTGATCAAATGGGCTGTCCAACTTTTATGTAGAAGTTCATCTTGTAGAATTAAGCTAATGATGTTGCCATTGCCGATGAAAATCTTGTTTTCTACCATTGCTAGACTAGTAGCAAATGAAACCATAAATCTAAACGCTTCAAGACCGTAACTTGCATGTAGAGCTAGATAGATTGCTTTGATATGTTCGTACTCATTAATTTGTTCACCAACTTCTTTACGGCAGTTAATAAGATGTAGCCTATCATAATACAAGCCAATGCTTGATGCCATGTCTACAATCTCTTTAGTGTCGTGGATTGTGTTAAACACATCCTTGGGCACGTTATAGATATTGCGAATGATATGGCTGTAGCTCTTGCTGTGAATGTTTGTTTCAAAGAAACCCCAGTTATACATCAGTGCTTCTACTTCTGGGAGACTGCACACGGGCGTAAACACCTGCGTTGGACCTCTACCCTGAAGGCTATCCAAAGCAGTTTGGCGAAGTAGGTTACTAGTAAAAATATGCTTGACAGCATCACTGGCCTCTTTAAAGTCGTTGGCATCTTTGGTTAATGAGATTTCTTCAGGTTGCCAAAAGAAACCACGTGCAGTACTATCATAGTCTGCAATTTTTTTATACTTAACTTCCTCAAAACGTTGAATGGTGACTGGACCAGCAGGGTCCAAAAACATTTTACGATTTGTATAGTCTGTCTTTGTGTTTAAATTATATTGTTGTTTGCTCATTGTTATACCCTAAAACTTTCGCCACATCCGCAGCGGTCTTTTTCATTTGGGTTTCGAAATTCAAACCCCTCATTTAATCCGTTTCTAACCCAATCTACTGTTAATCCATTTAGATAAACTAACGACTTGGCATCGGCTAAAACTATAAAATCTTTGTGAGCAAAATTGGTTACGCCAATTTCTACTCTGTAATCATCTACATATTCTAAAGTATAGGCAAGCCCGCTACACCCTGTAGTTTTAACACCCAATCGAATACCAATACCTTTGCCACGCTTTTCAAGAAGCTGTTTGATTTTCTTTTGGGCTGTGTTGGTTACGGTAATCATTTTATAATTTACATGCCTCGCAGTCTTCTTCAATTTCTATTTCAACATGGTGTCCATTAAATTTAATTTCATGTGATCCGTTTAGTTTTGGTTGTTCTTCTTGCATTCTACTACCTGCTTTATTA